TATCAATGAGTACGCTAAAGCTAACTTCAAAGCAACATCCACATCACCGCCATCGCCGTCGGTCAAAACAGCCGCAGTAGTCAACGCCGACTTAATTTCTTCTTGCGTAGTATCATTGAAATTATTTACAACCACAATCTGTTGAGACCCAGCCGCTGTTTCGGTAGGCTCACTAACTTCAGAGCCATAGCCCTCTTCGACTGTATCCTCAACAGCTTTGCGATAAATATCTTGCATCAATGGAAGAAGCTTCTCGGAAACTTGTCTCAAATCAGCAGAAGTGATAATATTCTCAACTCCAGCAGAGACGCCAGCCGCTAGAATGGACTTCGACACATCCGAGTTAACAGCGGCAAGCGCTAAACGCTCCTGCTCATCAAAAATTTTATCAAGTGCAGCAGACACCCTATCTTCAAAAGAGTTCACTCTATACAGAGTTTTTTCGTCCCAAGAAGAAAAGTCTACTTTAGCAGAAGCTTCTCCAGCTCCTTTATCTTCAAATCTAAAGGGAGGCTCTTCTCATCCTCCTCCAACTCCTCTAGCTCGCTAGGAACTTCAGATGCAGGCAACTCAATTTGCTGTGTCCCTTGAACAGACCCAAATGGTACAAACGCACCCTCCTCTGGGCTAAATTCGGTAACCTGCTCTTGCAGCGCTGCTGTGGCTTGCTGCTGCAAAGAAACCCCAGCTTCAATCTGGGGAGGCACTGCTGCGCCTGCCGCAAAACGAGCCGCTTGCTCAGGTGTCATCGGGGGTGCGCCGTCAGCCGGTAGGGCACCTTCCATCGGCGGAGCCCCAGGCATTGGTGGGGCACCAGGAGGCACAGCCCCCTGTTCTTCGCTAACCATAGGCTTCTCCGTATTACCAACCGGAGTCAAGTTAGGATTAGACAAAAGCGAATCAGCAAGCTCTGAAACAACTTTCTTACGAGCAGACGATTCACGATACTCATTAACAGAGATAAGCCCCTGCTGGAACTCAGTCAAATTATGTCGCTCACGCTCCTGCTTCGCCAAAATCATAATAGGCACGCCACTAGTATCAAAATCCACAAAATATGTATCATCAATACGATCAAAACTGCGAGCAATTAACTGCAAATGGGGACCCATAGTCTCCATCCAAAACACCTTGCCCTCCTCGGCAGCGTTAGCAAACGTTCGACCAGATGCGTTACCAATAACTGACTCAGGCACACCAAACGCAGCAAGAATCTCTTCCTTAGAAATAGTACGCATCGCCTGATAGGCAGCATCCCGTGGGCTCGCAGCAGTGTCCACAAAATCTGCACCGTCGTCAGACGAAATCACACCCACAGCACCGGTACGGCTCAGATCACCACGGAACCTACTGCGCAACTCTTCCTTGTCCGCCTCATCAATCTCGCTACGAAGAACCAACAACCCACCCGGGCGGCCATCGTTTAACAAGAAGTTGCGATTATAAATTTTTGCCAACGTCTCAACTTCAATCGCCATCCCCGCAGACTCCATAGGCGTCATAGACAAATACGGGTCCAAAGGATGCGGCTGACGAATCCAAATAACATCCTCTGGCTTCAAAATCTTAGCCTGATACGCTGTAATCTTAACCTCAAACCCTTTCACAAACTTCTTTTCATCAGGAATGGGTGCAGTGTTCTGAGGGGGCAATAAATGTAGCGCAACAGGGGTACCGACACGATCTCGTACAACCTCAACAAAAACACCTCGACTGCTAAGCAGCAGCTGAGAACTAAGCCTAGACCTAAACGCCCAAGCGTTCTCACCAAGATTTGTGGTATTATTAAAAATCTTCAACAAAGGATTATCGTTAACAATCTCACCAAACGGACTGTTATCCTTACGTAAAATCATAGGCAAACTGGCTTGATTAGAAGCAATCACATTAATAGCACGGTAAACCCACGTCACCTTTGCCATAGCTTCCTTATAAGCCTTCGTTATATCCCAGCCATCAGAATAACCCTTATTCATTTGACTGTTCACCTGAACTGACGGACTATAAGAAATAGGAGCACCAACCGAAATCTTAGCAGCCTTCTCCCCCGCCCCCAACTGAGAACCTACCGCTTTATTCACCCCAGAATTCCAAGCCATTATTCAGCCCCTAACAAATATCCATAAATTCCACACGCAGCGCCAGCACTTGCCAAGCCCCACCCTAAACTTAGTATACTAACACCAACGCCAATCAAAAGAATGGCCGCTACCATAAGAGAATTTGCAGCAGACGAACGTGTGAAAAATTTTTTCATAGGTATACTTTACCGTTAAAACAGGTAGGAGACAAGCACATATGTCTACAGACGCCCAGGATTGGGAAAAAATCAGACAATACCTTGAGCCACGACGCTCCAACTACTGGGTAGAAGAACCAAGCATAACACAAAAAGTTTTCCTCAAAACAGAAGCACAAGAAGTGCTATTCGGTGGAGCGGCCGGTGGAGGTAAGCTGATAAGCTTAGATGAAGTTTTACCAACACCCGAAGGATTTAAAAAAGTAAGAGATATAGAAGTAGGCAACACAGTATTTGGTAGAAATGGGAAAACATACACTGTCTTGGCGATGTCTGAAATCCAAAACGTACCTGGATGGAAGTTTACATTTGATGACGGTTCAACAGTAGTTACAAATGACGAACATCTATGGTTAACATACGACGCTAAAGAGTTGGAGGCGTTAACAAAACGAAACGACACGTTTAGGACTATGCGCAGACAGAATAGGCCATCAAGAGCTACGGGCGCACAAGGCCAATATAAGTCAATTGCGGTAGCTGAGCGTAACAAAGTTGAATCTATTAAAAACCGTAAACCACCACCAACCGGTACAGTGCGTACAACGCAAGAGATTGTTGACACACTTACAGTTCGTGGAGGTCGAGCAAACCACGCTATTCCTGTAACACTCCCACTAGAACTTGCATCTATTGACCTACCCATTGATCCATACACACTAGGAGCATGGTTGGGGGATGGGTTTTCTCGCAGCGGCACAATTTGTGGAGTAGATAAAGAAATATGGGAAAACACACCATATGCAATTAAAAGCAGCAGACCACGATCATCAGGAGAGGGTGATCCAAACTATAGAGTTGTTACTCTAGAGAACCTAACGCATTTATTAAAGGAGAACAATCTATTAAATAACAAGCATATCCCTAATGACTACTTGTGGGCATCGGAAGAGCAACGCCTAGAATTACTGCAAGGTCTGATGGATACTGACGGTAACGTATCAAAGTCTAGTGTGGAGTTTACTAATACTAATAAGGGTTTAGTTGATGGCGTTGCGCATCTTGCTCGTTCACTTGGAATGAAGGTTAATGTTCGAGAAGGTCGTGCTAAGCTTTACGGTCAAGACTGTGGTCCCAAGTGGATGGTAAAATTTGCTGCAAATAGAATAGTGTTTAAACTTCCAAGAAAAGCTGAATCACAATCTATCGCAACACGTCGTACAAACAACTTCCGCTACATAAAGAAAGCAGAAAGAGTTGAAGCAACCGATATGCGCTGCTTTAAAGTATCCGCACCAGATGAACTGTTCCTCTGCACAGAAAACTTAATCCCAACACACAACTCCTCCGCACTAATTATGGCCGCATTACAGTACGTGGACGTGCCAGGCTACTCAGCTATTCTCTTCCGTAGAACATACGCCGACCTTGCACTTCCCGGCGCTCTGATGGACAGGTTCAGGGACTGGATTATGCAATATGATGATGTGCATTGGAACGCCAACCAGTACACTGCCACATTCCCATCGGGAGCTAGAATCACATTCGGTTACCTAAATAACGTCAACGACTATCTACGGTACAAAGGCCCGCTCGCACCTGATACAGAAGTTATGACAGATAATGGCTGGAAACGAATAGATGAAATTCAAGTTGGTGAAAAAGTTGCATCTATGGACCCTGAAACTAGAACATGGGATTACAAAGGTGTGACGCACGTATGGGAGTATGACGTTGATGAACCACTATATTCTCCAAGACCAGGATCAGACGTATCTTTTGCATCTACGGGTGATCACACATGGTGGGTATCCACACAACGTCGAAAAGATTTAAAAAAGTATAGAACTGAAGACCTACCTAAAGTTGCAAGATTTCCACAGGCTGCTATGTTTTCTGGTGGGATAAATCCCGGTGCAGCGCTATTTCCTGGATCAAGTAGGGGACATCAAAGAAGTAAAGATTTAGTCTTTACTGCCGAGGATTGGGCGGCGTTCATTGGGTGGTACATCGCAGAAGGGTGTACATCTGGTGGAGAAATACACATTGCGTTACACGACAAACGCTCACGTCAAGAGAAAGATAATTTGAAATTAATTATTGAAAGGTCGGGCGGGCATGTGTACGACAATCCTAGATACTTGCAGACAAGTAATAAAAAACTTGCACAATGGTTAGACGAAAATACTGGTAAAGGAGCGCACAACAAACGTATACCCGACGAAGTTTTTACATGGACATCTGATCTAACAAGAGTGCTACTGCAATCTCTTGTGGAGGGTGATGGGACATGGAGAACCCCGGAAAGTGCTCATTACGTAACAGTGTCTAAGCAACTAGCCGACGATGTGATGCGACTTGCCCAACACTGCGGATTTAGGGCAACACTTGATGTACGTCAAGATTCCACAGTAACACCAGACGGTAAAAAGCGTCGTGTAACAGCATACCATGTTTATTTGCTTTACAAAGTTGGAATGGATACTGGAATCAGCTTAAACATTGACAATCAGCCGCTTGTTGCCACTCCTTACAAGGGGAAAGTATACTGTCTTACAGTACCACCATACCACACATTCCTAACACGCCACAATGGTAGGGTTGTATGGACTGGTAACTCGGAGTTTCAATTCATCGGAATGGATGAGGTTACAGAAATCCGAGAGTCAGACTACCGCTACATGTTCTCCCGTCTCAGGCGTCCTGCCAGTGGGCCGTTGTCTCAAGTGCCGCTGCGTATGAGGGCGGCGACGAACCCGGCACCAAACTGGGTTAGGCAGCGCTTTCTCGTGGAAGGCGAGAAAACCGGTCGCATATTTATCCCATCTATGCTGACCGACAACCCTGGCATTGATCCAGACTCGTACCGGGCAGTTCTTCAAGAGCTTGACCCCGTAGAGCGCAAACGATTAGAGTTTGGTGACTGGTGGTCAACTGCATTGGGCTCCATGTTTGACCGCACATCTTTTGAAGTCATTGACTTCACAGAAATACCATCATTTAGCAAAGATACTAGGATTGTCAGATTCTGGGACCTTGCAGGAACAGAACCATCCCCATCGTACCCTGACCCCGACTGGACCGTTGGGTGCCTCGCCGCCTTCGATAATGGGGTATTCTACATTCTTGATGTACGCAGAATTCGGGCAAAAGGCGAAAAGGTTGAAAAGTTCATTCGGCAAACCGCAGAAGAAGATGGTGTCGAAATAAGTATAGAAATGGAACAAGAACCAGGAAGCGCCGGTAAAAACTTGATTGACCAATACGCCAGGTACGTATTGCCAGGCTATGACTTTAAAGGTGTGCGAGCCACAGGTGATAAACTTACTAGAGCAAAGCCAATGTCTGCAGCCGTTGCCAATGGAAACGTAAAACTAGTACGTGGTGCATGGAACACTGACTTCGTTGACGAACTATCGGCGTTCCCCGAAGCCCAAGTACACGATGACCAAGTTGACGCCGCTGTCCACGCTTTTAACACTTGCGCCGGATTGGGAATGGGGCTAAGGAAGAAGATAGAAATTATAATCTGATCAAGGCTCTATGAAGATGCACTCGCCAGGACACTCTTCTGCAGACTCAATAACCGCTTCAAGTAAATCGTCTGGAACATTAGCCAGTCCACTAGCCATTTGCAAAATGGGGTCGTCTGAAACATTCACACCGTCGGTGGTGTAGACTGTGGGCCAGTCAACTTCCTTAACGTAGGCCAGTCCGTCTACGCCCATACCAAACACCCCTGGGCAAATTTCCTCGCATAAACCGTCTCCGGTACACAAGTCTTGATCAATCCAAACTTTCATAACAACACCACCTATCAGATATGAAGAAGCTTCTCATATAGTTTAATCTTTGTGCGGTGGTTGAAGTTGTCAACTTCCAAAGAATGTTGAGCAGCCTCTAAAACGGGAATATCTCGGTGAAAATCAATGTACTCACAAATAGCGTTAAATGCAGCCCACTTGCTTTGGCCATACACTTTAGAGTTGTAATCCCGCAAATACAAATCTTGAATTGTATCATGCACATGATCAACATGCTCTCGTTGGGCTTTGGAGGACACCGAGTCTGGATTCCATTGCGCATTGCAAACTTGATGAAGCTTATCAGTAGAAAGCGGTGTCATCAAGAGTGTCATAGCCTTCTTGAGTGCCGCATCCCATGATCGTCGCAAACCCACTACTTCTGAAATTTCAACTTGGTTATCACCATGATTTGGGGTGTGCCTTTTCCTTAAGGAAAAGCTAGCATTCCCACACTCAAACCTATACACAGCATGATTGCGCCGACGAACGTCCAAGTTGTAATAACAAATAGGGATCGACCCGTCATGAGAGGTCATAGCCACAACATAGCTGTCAATGTAATCATAATCGCCACCCAGAATAAACTCTAAAGTGCCAGTAGCGATTACAACAAAAAACTTTCGACCATTATCCAAAACCCCACAACTGTCTAGATATGCTTTTTCTCCAAACGCCTTAGCAATTTTTTCAGTCCTGGCATAAAATTCAGCGTTAGACACTACGACATAGCGGTCTTTTACCACTTCCCAGTTATCTAACCGATACCCAGTTGCCACGGTAACATCAGGCACCAAACGCCCTGTGCAAAAGCGGCCCGGTACATCAACCAAAATATTGGAATCAAGCGGGTGAGGAACTGTTACAGGGCTAAGTACTACTTTATAATCTGCTTTAGCTGCTTTTAGAACAGTGTCAGCATCCCGGCCCTTAACCGGAGTACCCACTGATCTCCAGCTAGCGGTAGTCGCCGGAACCACCCAACTTACCCTTCTGTGAGCGGGCGGCCAGCTTTTCAATATTCAAAGAAGCTACCTCATCCAACGAATGCCCCAACTCTGCCGAAAGCACAGCAACATACCAAAGAACATCACCAAGCTCCCGCTTAATATCTTCAGCAATCTTAGGGTCCTTAAAAAAGTCCCCGCCACCGTCACGGATAACCTTCTTCACCTTATCCGCAACTTCACCTGCCTCGCCAGCCAACCCAAGAGTAGTGTAAACAACACCTTGAGAGGGTGGAAAAATTGCAGTTTCCCTAGCAGCAGCCTGATACGCATTCATTTCCATAGTAGCTTCCTTTCTAAACCTGTTCAGAATGACCCGTCGGACGCTCCACAGTAATATCATCCCCAGTGGTAGACTCAATCGGCACCCATGCAGGCGAATACGAGTGCTGCTTAATCTTACGCATCTTCACCAAAGTACCATCCGCCAAAACATCAAACTCATCAGTAGACAAACCCATCTTAAGCCGAAGCGCTTCGTCATCGTAACGACCAGATTGCATAATCCTCTGAACAATACGAGACAAATACTTAGCAACAACAATACCACGATATCTGTTCATGTCAACGTGGAGGAGCATCGCTTCAATGTCGTCTACATCTACAACAACTACCGGAACCTTCAAAATCTTATTCTCGTTAGCCAGCTTCCATCGGTGGTACCCATCAATAATTGTACCATTGGGTTGAATGACGATAGGGCTAAGAATACCAAACTTCCGAATCGACCCTTGCAACTTAGAGTAGTCAGGACTTACAATATAGCACGTCGACATCCACTTTGCGGGTGTCAATGAGCTTGTTTCTGTAACATTCATTTGATTACTCTACCGGGTATCATCCTGTATGTCAAGACTGTCAGCGTCCATAAGCTGTTGATGCTCCTGCTCCAACAGGGCGACACGCTTGTTGTGCGCTTTAGTCTTAGGGCCAACTGGTGTGGGGGAACCCAAGAATGAATTAAGAAGTAATGTTCTCAAAAGGTGGTCAATCGGGTACCCCCAAGGATCTTTCGCATGATGCTTCTTGAAATCGTTTGTGAACACCATCGCTAACCGGTGCAAACCAGTAGTCAGAACATTTTCGTCTATGCAGCGCTTTACCCCTTTCCAGCCCTCGACAGCGTACTCATCAATCAATGCTTCAATATCAAACTCGCTCCACAATTGCCGTTGCGCTTCAATCTGTGGAAAGCACCGAACCAAACCATCATAGAACTCTGGTTCGGTTCGCAAAACATCATTCAACCGGCGGGCGGCAACTGAGTGCAATGGAATACCTACCCGCTGATTAGCCCCAGACATCGCAGCATAGTCATAGTAAGCGCAGTACTCGCTACCATGTTCTTCCGTAATAAACTTCAGAACATCATCAGCAGTCCAATCATAAATGATCTTAGCAAATCGCATAGGTATCGCTTTTGACAACTGAAACGGACGGTTGATGTAATTTTCGTGTAGTTTCTGTGTAACCGTTCTGTAACGAATCATAGACTCATTTGCACGAATCCCAGTAATGAATGCAGTGCGTCCTTTCTTGCCCTGCATCGTATACTCATCTATTTTACGGGGAATGCTCTTATATGGGTCTAGTCCAAAATGAGCAGCAGTAATAGCACCCTCTGGAACCGGCCTAAACAACCTTCCATCATCCTCACGCTTCTTAGACCAAAGCAAAATATACTCACGTCTGCCCAAAACCCAAAGCTCCTGCCCCACCGGAAGACAATACCATTCCATGTCCACCCAGTCGTACTGGCTGACCCGTGTGACATAATCTTCAATGGCGGGCGAAAGCATTTCCTCATCTCGGAAAATAACCTTCACTGGGCCCAGTCCCCGCTCTTCATGCACTTCCTTAGCTAAGTGCAAACATGCCGTGGAGTCCTTACCGCCACTAAACTGAACGCAGACAGTGTCGAAAGTGTCGTAAACGTGGCGTATGCGTTGGCGTGCAGCGTCCACACAATTGATATCTAAAAACATGCGACGGCGAGGCACGCTAACCTCGTTCTGAATGCTGAGCGATAAAGTCAAGCAGCTGCTCAGTAGTGGTTGAACCCTCATACACAGGAGACTCTCTCAACCACTTAAGAAACGAATACCACATCGACTGCTGGGCAGCATTTTCAAACACTAGGGTAAATTGAATTGATGCGTTAGAGACACCAGAGGACGCAGTGCTAGTACTACCTTGAGTCACAATTGTTTCAGTGGACGCTTCAGGCGTGATTTTGGTAGGGTCTGCAACAAGAGGTGTAGAGGGCGGCTCTTCTGTGCTATCCGAATACGTGGGTGGTAATGGGGCGCTTTCGTTTATCACAACCTGAGGTGCAGACCAGCCAGCATTGCTATCATTAGCCATCCCCGCAGAAATAACAGAATTTTCTATTGCGGCAACTGAAAAATCATCCCAACCCAACGCATCAAAAAAGTCTTCATCAGCCGGTAAGACATCAGTTAGCATTTTGTAAAGTAAGTCGTTATCTGTGGAGCCCATATCAGAAATTCTATTATCTGCTAACGCAAAGGCTAAAGCATCGTCACTGTCAAGGTCCGCCACTGACACGGCTATCTGCTGCCAACCCAAGCGCCGAGCGGCTTCTAACTGGTGGTTGCCCGCAATAACAGTAAGCCCACCACTGTCGTTTTCAACGGCAACGATGGGCTTAACTTGCCCAAACTTACTGTAGGACGCCATAATAGCATCCACGTCACCTCTGCGGGCATTGTTCTCCAGCGGGATCAGCATGTCAATATCTACTGCCAGCGAAGCAATATTAGAATGAATATTGTGAATCACCCGACCTCCTAAAACTTCACTTGTGACCGAACATTAGCCGCAAGTGTGCGCAAAGAATCACAGGCCGTCCGTAACGAATGGAGTTTCTCCCGCTTCGCTTTTACTAGAGCCTCAGCGACCACCGCCTCATAATAAAGCTCAGAAGTCTTGTACCCCGCCCAGCTCTCCTTAACCTTAACCGCCCCCTCAGCGGCAAGAAACTCCTTAAACCACTCTTTCTTATACTCAGCCTCTTTCTTTGCGTGGTCCTTGGCCAAGACCTCAAAGGCTTCAGTCTCTACTTCAATATCAGAAGTAAGTCTAATCAACTCAGACTCTACCTCAACAATACTAATAGGGGCGTTACGGCTATTCATATAGGTATTCTACCAATCCCCCATAAGGAGGTCAAGAGCGTGTTGCAGTCTATCGCACTCATCATCCCAATTAACAGTAACCCCAGGAACGCCTCGCTCAAGCAGATCGTCCAAGTACTCCCGGCTAAACTGTGATTCTAGCCAACGGGCCCACACCAAAGGATTTTTGGATTGCTTCCAATGACAAGAAGCACAAAGAGCAATTGCGTTTCTCTCATCTGTGCGAGTAGCCGCTATGCTCCGAGAAATAATATGAGCACACTGAATCTGCTTGCCTTCGTCCCTCGTTGCGCCGCACCACCGACATGTGAAGTTATCCCTAGTGCGCACCAGCAAACTATGTAACTTTGTCGCCTTAGCTTTGGCGGCCTTACCGTACGAAGTAGCCACTATTCCTCCGTATCCTCAATCCAAAACGGAACAGCGGAAATCCCCTTCTCCCACGAAATACGAACTCTTGTTGCTTCCTTAATTCCTTCTACAGTGTTCATCCACCCTGGAACATGCAACCCAAGCCTTTCCGCATCTATAGGATTTTTAGTAATCCATCTGTGGCATTCACGGCAGACTACAATAATCTCATCGCTATTTAAAATATCCCCACCTTGAGAGCGATTTACCAACTCATGCAAATCAATTGAAGGTCGAGTATTCACCACTCCAAGAGGCTCACCTTTAATAAGCCGTGGGAACACGTAGATAGCTGTGCATGCTTGACAATACGGTGTTTGAGCAAGCATCTGCTTAACTAAAGCACGCCTCTTAACGTAAGCATCGTGCATACCGGCTGACCTATAGTTTAAAGGTGATCTTTTTAAAGATCCGCTAGTTCTGCTGCTTTTAAATGGAGTGCGGCGTAAAGGTTTACCTCGTTTCATGGCCGAACCTGCCTGACAATTTCTTGAATGCACTCATAAAGATGAATGGCGCCAAGTTTAGTATCGAACGCTTGCACGGCGTTTCGATTGGCTTCTGCGACCTCTTGCCGGTAGTCGAAATCGCAGAACTTTTTCAGTTCGCTCACATATTCAGAAGCTTTAGAGACTACCACGCCTATACCATGTTCTTCAGACAATTGCTGGTATTGCGGGCTCCACGAAGCAACGAAAGGAACATTAGCGGCGGCATATTCAATCCCCTTTACATACGACTTGGCATGATTAAACGGAATGTTGACAAGTGGCACAATTCCAACATCAAAATTAATTCCAGCCATGAGCGACTGAGGGTTTTGGAAAGGAAAGTAAGTTACGTCACTTTCTGCAATGCCAAGTTCAGAATGAAACTTTGGGTAACCTGCATGAGGAATGTGGCCGGTGTGGTGCCAACTAGCGAACTCGCCAATATCCTTAACGTGCGGCCGAAGAATGTCCAGATCACCACTCCGGTGAATCATAGAGCCGACCCATCCAACAACAATTTTTTCTTTATCTTCGTGTTTGAAATACTTTTTAAATCGCTTTAGATCAACATAGTTACCATGAAGAAGTGTGCGGTCATTCCAGTGGAGCAACTTTTCCTGCAAGAACGGAGTTGAAGCAATGACACCATCACTCATGCTAATTATTTCAGCATAAATATTTCTGTTTTTGGAGCGGTTACGGCTAGGATCGGTGGCATTGTAAGCGGCGTTCTTTTTGCTCAACCCCCAATACCAGTCGTCAACATCATTAATAAAAATTTGACCCGCAGCCTGCCCCCTGCGCATATCTCTTTTCAATTTATCATCCATGTACCGCTGCAGTACAATGACATCGCAGTCAAACCACGCTTTACC